AGCGAACCACGCATGGTGGATGGCGAGATCGAGAAAGAACCCGAGAACGGAATTCTGGGTCGCGGGATCGATCATGGTAGTGGGAGCGGCCGTGATCGTGGCGGCTGAATCCAACGCGGCAGCATGGGCCACCGTGCCTAGGCACAACAGCAAGGCGAGGAATGCGAGACAACGGATGATGGAGCGGGATACGTGTTTCATGGTTTCGGGTAGTGGTTTCGGTTGGTTGCGCGGGTCGGATTTGAACCGACATGCTGCTGGTTATGAGCCAGCGGTCTTACCAGTCGACAGTCACCGCACGTTTCGGGAGTGACCCTGTTCCCGGCTGCGGAAAAATGACAGTTAGCGGAGTGGTCCCCGTCAAAAGCCAGTCACGTGGCCGGTGTGGAAGTCGTTCTTGCCGGTGTCCATCACATCGCTGGAACTCATCGCCCCGGTCATCCGTCCGCCGCACATGATTGCCCCCACATAGGCATCCGCCCGGTCCGGCGACTTGATGCCGCGCGACCGCATGTCGTCCTTGCTCTCGATCCTCAAGCGGCCCTTGGCGTCCCATTCTAGACGACGAGTGGTGAGCTGCTCGAAAAGGCCGGGATCAAACTTCTCACGCGGCCCGAGGTGGACCTTGCCGCGCTCGATGTCCCGCAGAGCTTCGATCCAGCACTCAGAAATCAAGTTTGCGTAGTTGACCGGGTCTCGGGCGGGAATGCCTCCATGAAATTCGTTCACGCGAAATCCTTCCTCGGCAAAATCTTTAATGATGACGTTGCCGATTCCGTCCGCATCGCCAAAGACCTGCCCTTGGTGGAGCTGGCAGGTCGTGAAGTGCTGCCGGAACTCTCGCCGTGCCTGCGTGGTGTTGCTGTCCCGCCAGAACGCATGCAGCTTGACCACATTTCCCCAGCGCCATGCCAGTGAATTCTCATCGCCGCCCGCCGCGAAGTCGCAAAATGCCACCTTTTCCCCGCTCGCATCCGCTGGCGGCTGGATTGCAAACGCCCGTTCTAAACTTTCTGGTGAAAGCACCACCCGCCCGTCTAGGCTGGTGAACTCGGCAAGGTGCATCGAGCGGTAAAGGGGCGAATCCTCGCCCAGCTCCAGTTTGTCCCGCTCTCGCTTTTGCTCTGGGATGTGCGGGCATTCCAGCGATGTGACGCGCCGGGTCCAGTAAAGCCCCGACATCTTGAAGAATGCCCCGTGGAAGCGGCCCGACGGCTCCCCAGGCGAGGATGTCCACAGTTGAAACTTCCGCGTGCATCGTTGGAACGCGCCGAAGATTTCATCTGAAACTCCTTTGGCTTCGTCCACGATGATGAAAACCGGGTCAACATCCGGCCCAATTGTGGGGTGCCAGCCTTCCGCCCGGTTGGCCTCGGACGTAGAAAAGCCGATGGCCCTCCCACCCTCCGGCGTGGTGATTGTGAGCGGTGACCCGCCCGAGTTGACCTTCCACCGGCGACCCCGCGATTGAGCTTCAAGCGCGGGCCATAGCTGGTTCTTGAGCTGGTTGAATGATCCGCTTGTGATCACCACTTTTCCTTTGGGATATTCGTGGAAGAACCACGCGACCGCGATTCCTACAAGCCCGGTGGTCTTACCTGATCCGTTGGCGGCTGAAACTACCGTCGGCCTTCCTGTTTCCGGCTGCAGCGCGATGGATTCAAGACACTCGGCCTGCCACCTGTAAGGCATCAGCCCCAGCTCGCAGATAGCGAACTCGGTCGGGCTCATTTGCTGGCCGCATTTGCGCGGACCTCCGCTTGTATGCTTTTCACATAGTCCTTGACGGCCTTCTTTTCGTGCGGCGTCAAAGCCCCCTGGCCTTCGTTGTTGACGGTGGTATACACCGCAACCTCGGCGGGCGGTTTCCATCCTGCGCGGCACTTGAGGTAGAAAATCGCGGCTGTGACCGAATCGCGGCCCGTGCCGGTGGCTATTTGGTAAAGGTTCTGCGCCACCTTTGCCAGCGCCTTTCCTCTGCCGACTTCCAATTGTTTCGAGTATTGCTTGGCGAGGGTGTTGTAATGAATGCCAACCACGGCGGCTATGGCCTCGCGTGGCACGCCGTAGCCCGCCATAGCCTCAACCATGCTCCGTTGCTGGTCGGTCGGCTTGTGACCGGCAGGGCCGGGCTTGCCGGGCTTCTTAGTGGCTTTCTTGGCCGGTTTTTTTTTCGCACTCATGCGATCTCATTTACGAATTGTTCAAACCTCTGCCCCGGTGCGGGCAGCATCAGAAGGTCGGGGCGGTGAAGCGGCGGCGATCCCAAAAAGGAAGGCTCCCATGTGGCAAGGCTAGTGTCTTGCTTTTGCCTAACTATCTTCCCGTTCGCAATATCCGTGATAGCTAGGCGAAGCAGCTTTACCCCAAGCGGCGCGAGGTCGCGAACCCATAGCCCAAGCGCGTCGTCGCCGGGGCGAATGAAGACGTGCTTCTGAGCCGCAAGCGGCCCCCCGTCCACGGTGTCGGTCAGCCAATACACCGATCCGCCCGTTACCTTGTCGCCCATGCGTATTGCCCACCGCACGGCGTCCCTGCCCCGATGTAGCGGCAGCAAGCTCGGGTGGTAGCCTATCGCGCCAAACCTTGACCTATTGCGCGTCCGCTTGCCGATAAAGTCATGGCTGTGCGCGGTTACTATCAAGTCAACTTCCGGGCAGTTTTCCGCGTTTAGACATCCGGACGGAATGACGGCGACCCCCGCGTTAGCCGCGCTGATCCATAGTTTGTCGTCTTTCTCTTGCGGCTTTGGAACCGGGCAGCAAATAGCGACGACGTCGTGGCCGTCTTCGGTAATCATTTCCAGCACGTCCCTGCCGAAACGCTTCTGGCCTGCTAGTAAGATGCGGAGTTTCTTCATATTTCGATTGCTGGTCCGATGTATTTGAAACCCTGGACGGCGCGGAAGTGGCCACCCCAGCCGCTTGAGGCAACCCCCATAGTGCCGCCGTGGACTCCAACCCGGCACTTTTTTTTGATGGACGCCGCGCTCTTGTTTTTATTGCCACCGTTCATCACCGCGCTGACCTGCTTCCAGTCTTTCGAGCGCTTCAAGAACTGCACAAGCTGCGGGTGCGACGTGTGGAAGTAAGATGGAAACTTGTGGCCGTTCCTCCCTCCGCCGCCTTTGTGATAGGCACAAACCCAATTCAGAAACTTCGTCCCGACGCCAGCGCCCTGCCACTCCGGCATGACGACAAGCCGGGTCGCCCGGTATCCTTTGATTTCAAACCTGGGCGTGACGGCGAGGTGCGCGACAAGCTCCCCGTCCGCAAGCCCGACGAAGTATTGAGCCGCCACCGGGCGCGGGAGCTTTAGATAATAATGCGGCTCAAACATTGGCCAATAACTGGAGTTGACCTTCCTGATTTCCAGCTCGATTCGGGGGCGGTTCCACGGTCCGCCCCCTGCGCTTTTTTTGTGAGCTCGCCCTTTCCTGTGTCGAATACCCAGTCGGGTTCTACCCAGTCAAGAATGTCGTAGTGGCAAGAAAGCAGGACAACCTTTTTTCCCTTTGTACGCCGCCATGACCTCGCAAACGCCAGCGCGCCGATCTTCGCAATTTGTCTGTCGATAACCGAAGTAAACTCGTCCACGACTAGCACATCGGGCGGGTCGCATAGGCACCGCGCTAGCCCCGCACGAAACTGTTGCCCGTTGCTCAGCGCCTTGAATGGCCGGAGCCACGCCGGAACGTCGCCAAGGCCCACGGCGGCGAGCGATCCGGTGACGTCGTTAAAGTCTCCGCCCGGGGCGATGGCGTCCACGATTGGCTTGTCGTCTGGCCACCCTTCGTAAACGTCTGTAATGCCCCCGCCAACCATACGCCCGATGCTTGACTTACCCGTGCCGGACGGCCCGACAACAACGCCGATTTGCCAGTCTTCGTCTGGTCCGGGAATGTCGGCGTCGAGCGCAAACGAGTCGCCCCGCTCCGGGTTGAATAACGACTTCACGCGGGCGGCCCGGTAAGAGTTGAAGTCTCGGCAGGAGTTTCTAATTTCAATTTTCATACGCAGACAACTTTACAGGTTAGGCCCATCTCAGTGAGTTTGTCGAAGATTTTAGCTTGGTGGTTTTCGTTGTCGCAGACGACAGTAACGGCGTATTGTTCGGGGAAGTTGCCCTCTGGCGATTCGGGGCCTTCGCCGTCAGACCCTGGCGGATTCAAAGCTGCCTCAACCTCGTCTGCATCAAATCCGGTCAGGTCTAGGTTAAAGTCCATCTCCCGCAAGTCAGACAACTCCAGCCCGAGCATTGCTTCGTCCCACCCGGCGTTTAGCGCCAGCTTGTTGTCAGCGATGATATATGCCCGCTTCTGTGTCTCTGTAAGGTGATCCAAGCGGATGCACGGCACTTCGTCCCGCCCGAGCTTCTGAGCGGCAAGAACTCGGCAATGACCGGCGATGATTCCGTTTTCAGCGTCGATAAGGACCGGGTTGGTAAATCCAAACTCGCGGATTGACCCGGCGATCTGCGCCACTTGCTCGGGGGAATGGCTTCGGCTGTTCCTCGCGTAAGGGATCAGCGTATCGGTCGGCAGCATTTCCAACCGAGGCGCTTTTAATAAGGCACAGGGATCATTGCTAATAGTTTCCCCCTTCTTCTGATCAGTTCTTTTCATCGTTGATTGAATCTTTCGCGCGCGCGACCCGTTGGCGAGGCTGGGAAGTGGTCCCTCTTTTAGCCGGGCAACATTCATCCGCGCAATCGCTTCATCA